CAGTCTTTCTGAGTGTAAGAAGTTGTTTGAGAAATTCTTCTCCATCCGTTGTAGTCCCAACGTAATTGCCATGCTGCACCTTTACGTAAGTCACGTAAGATTTCACGGTCAATCTCAGCCGCTACTTGCTCAGATAACAATGCCGTTAACTCAGCCTCAGCGTCGATGTTATGGAATGCCGCAACGTCTTGAGCTAATTCAGGAGACCATTGTGCTCTTAGTTTTCTTTCTGTAACAGATACAGTTACTGACTCAAGGTCAAAAGAAACCTCACCAATTTGATCTTCGAATTCTAAGCTTTCGTATCTTCTGTACCATGCGTTGAATGTGTTTTGACCACCTGAGAAAAGTGTAGTACCTGTGTAACCATCTAAAGATGTTGCGTCACAATCAGCACATACAGGACAAGATAAATCTACTTCTAACCATATTCTACCAGCACCATCACATACGTTATTACTAAATGAACCTCCGTTACCTGTTGGAGGTGATGATGGGGATAAAACATTATTACCGTTAGCCGTGAATTGTGTTGCTTGTGTTGAACCGTAATCAACAATACCTTTACCGTAGATTTGAGTTACAACTCTGAATAATAAAGGAACAAATACTGTGTTACCTTGGTACGTACCTTTAATAACATTACAAGGTGTTGTAGATGCAGAAAGTGTAGAGTTAGCATAAATTCTTAAATCAGAAAGGAATGCTTCAGTATCCATTTCATTACCATCAGGTCCGATTAATCTACCAGAACCTGCGTTAGCAAAACCTTCTAATTTGATGATAACTTTTCTTTGGTTACCTACGTAAGAAGCGTCAATTGTAGTGTCTGTTAAAGAACTACCAACCCATGCTTGTACTTTTGTAGTTGCAGTTACCGCAGTCCACTTACCTTTAGAGTAGTCAAATAATCCTGGAGGATCTAAACCAGCTTCGTTACCTTCGTAGAATAGATCGTAAAGATCTTTTTTGTACGGGTATCCACCTGCCGTTGCATCATAACCAACGTTAGGGTTAGTAGGACCGTTAGGTGCTCCTAGTGGTGCGTAATGTTCTCCACCTGCGGTGTTAACTGCGTCAGGATATAAGTTAGCACTTTCTGAAGATGCGTTAGAATATCCTTGAATTTTAGGTACGAAGTAGAACAATTTACCGATAGGTAAGTTCATTGCTTGTACTGATACGATATCGTTAGCTAATAATTTAGAGAATACACGTCTTACGATAGGGAAAACAACTGTTTCGAACGCTCCGTTTGATTGACCGTCAGATGATGCTTCGTTAATTAAGTAAGATGCTTGGTTCTCATACAATTGAGCCACGTTTTCTTTAAGGTGACCTTTAAGACCTTCCAAAAAGCCTAATTTGTCCCATTTGTTAATTGTGTCTTCTTTGATAACTTTAAGGTGTTTCAACCCGATGTTACCTACAAGACCTGATTCTAATAATGCTCCCATTTTTTTGGTTTTTTATTATTTGTGTTTATGTTTATTTTATTTTTCCCATTAAATCCTTCATTCTTAAGAATTGTGGATTTTCATAAGTTTTAGATTCAATTAAGTTAGATGATGATCCAGTCTGAACTGAATTATTAACTTTTCTTTCAATTGATTCTGTTAATTTTTGTTCTCCATTAGAACCTGTTGAAGAAGATAATTCTTCTTTAATAGTTCTGTAAAGATTTTTTGATTCTTTCAAAGACTCAACATTATCAAATCGTCTCAAGACATTTATCTTTTCTTGTTTTGTTGTTGAGTGTTCAGTAAACAAACGTGTAGCGTAAGCCAAGTTTGAGTTAAAAACTGCAACTTCATTCAATTTAGTTCTAAACACATCAAGAGCTTTTTTGTATTCTTCATTTTTCTCTCTCAATAATTGAACTTCGTTTGAAGCACTTTCGTGTAATTTAAAAGGGTCGAAACTCATATTTCTATTGTTTAATCTTGCCTTTCTAAGACCTCTACTTCCGTCTTTAGAACCACTACCGTAAGTTCTTGCAGCTTCTTTAGTTTCTTTTTTCTCGTAAGTTTTGTAATGACCTTTAACGTCACCAGCTTTTTTCTCAACTCCGTCTACTTTCTTACGTTTAAACTCGTGTTTGTTTGAACCGTAGTTTTTTTCTTCCTTGTATTCAAATTTGGCTTTACCTGTACCCATGGCTTTAATTCCTTTTCCAAAAGCTTCTTTTTTCTTTTCGTCAAAACCTCCGTCCATGTTAGGTTTTTTGTCATAATTGAATTTAGGACCATGTCCGATTCCAACTCCTTTTGGTTTAATAGATTTTTTCACCGCTTCCATAACCGCTTCAATATCCATATCCATTTCTTCTTCCTCGTCCATTTCTGAATCAAAATCCATTTCTTCTTCACCCATTTCGTAACCGAATTCCATTTCATCTTCTTCATCCATTTCAAAATCAAAATCCATTTCGTCTTCTTCTTCGTCAAGACCAAAACCTCCTTTGATGCCGCCAGCAAGTGCTCCCCCTAAAGAGAATCCTTCTTCCATTTCCTCATCATCGTCTTCATCATCCATTACGATTTCATAGATAGTTTCTTCAGATTCATCTTCCATGTCCATTCCTTCGTACATTTCATCTTCCATCTCCTCATCTAATTCATCTTCCATTTCATATAATTCATCTTCCATTTCAGATTCTCCTAATTGGATCATATATTCATTATCACCGTCTTTAAAGTGAACATTTCCACCTTCTTTTTTCACAACGATTCCATCTTCATCACCCATAGCTTTGAATACTCTTAAAACTTCTTCGTCTGACGCGTCTGTCAAATCGATAGTTTCTTCATCATCCATTTCTTCGTCGTCCATGTCCGTATCCATTTCATCGTCCATATCCATTTCCTCATCGTCCATGTCTACATCCATTTCCATTTCATCGTCCATGTCTTCGTCCTCAACTTCAGTTTCTGTGTCAAGTTCTTCTTCACCCGCCATAGGATCCTCTTGTTCCTCAATCTCCTCTTCGTCTTTTGCTTCTTTAAGGGATTCTTTTACTAATTGTTTGATTTCTTCACTCATTGTTGACTGAAGTATTCCTTTTGCGTTTTCTTTAAGTGTCTCCTCCAAATTCTTGATTTGGAAAAGAGCGTCTTCTACTACATTTTGATTTTTGCTCATATCTTTTTTAAAGAGTTTTCAAATAAATATCTATGACTTTCAAAAAATTTCACTTTACGGACATTTAAAACAAAAAAAAATGGGAAAAGACATTTTTGTCCTTTCCCATTTCCAGAAAATTATTATTATTCTTAATCCTCTATTACTTCATCAATCTTTGATTCTGAGATTGCCGTAATTCTCCAATCCATAGAGTAGTTTTCATAAACCTTCGTTACTTTCGCTTCAACATCAGTTGGCGAATACCCACGAACTAATTTTTCTTCTCTAATTTTTTTTACTTTACCACTTTCTGAATCTACCATATCAGTGGTGATTTTTGCTACAAAATATTTTTCGTCCATAATTTATTATTTATCCAAATAATCGGATAATCTATTCATTAAGTCAAGTGATTTTGCTCCAGTTTCACCAACATGTCTTTCAGCATTCATTTTTTTCTCTTCGTCAAGATTCTCTTCATAGTTCATTCTTTCATCTTTATCCTTAAAAAGATACGCTCCTGGTGTTGATGGTGATGATACTAAGTCAAAACAAATTAATTCAAAATCATCCTGTACTTCGTTTTGTTCTCCCACTTTTTTAAGTGATCCCACCCCACGAGAAGATATACCTAAAGTAACTCCTTGACGTAAGTAGTTTGCCGCTAAATCTCCTTTAGTTGATACAATACCTCTTTCGTGGAAACCTGGACTTGTAAGCAACTTCAATTTACCTAACAATACAGGACCCTCCCACCATATTTCAGTAATGGCGTGTGATACTCTATCTAAATCTATTAAAGATGATTCAGGGTGATTTAACTCTGAAAGAGCTGTACCTTTTTGAATCATTTTTTTATAGTTATCAGCCTCTCTCTTGAGTATCTTTTCAGGATAAACTCTTCCGTTTCTATTTGGGGTATTGTATTTCTGTAAAACCGCATAAAACTCAAATGGTTTTGAGTGATCCAACATATCTCGATTTTCTCTAATCATAGATAAATTTCTTCTTTCATTTGGATCTATGTATCCCGCGTCGTACTCAACAAGAATCCCTTTTCCGAAATCTCTTGGACCTAATATTTTTAAATCGCTCATTTACTATTTTATTTATAAATACTAAATAGTTTCAGTTTCTTTCTTTATTGGTTTTTGATTTCCATTTTTTGTTAGATAAAATTTAAAGTATTTGTTTTTATTCATGACATCACCATAAATTTCTTTAATAATACTTTTAACGTATTTTTTTAATCTTGGTGATTTGAAGTCCATAGGTTCTAAAAGAAAAAGATTTATTTCTAAATTCATAAAGGACTTCTTTTTTAGTTGTAGACCGCTTGTTCGTAAATCAAGATCTACTATGAATTTAGTGTCGAATACTTCTTTGTTTATGTGTTCTAATACACAATGTTTAACTGATCTTGACATGTTTAACACGACTCGGTTCCAATTTTCTACCTCGTCTTTAGGTTCTACCCATGTTTGAATGTTGATGTAAATTGATTTTAGGTTTTGGGCATCTATCGTTCCATAATGTGATTTAAACGTGCGATACCCACTTAATTTTGTGGTTTTCCCTTTTTTCATAAATATTTTTCATACACTAAAGGTTTATTTTTAATTAAATGTAACCAATTATTATATTTATATCAACAAGTTAAAAATTTATGTTATACGTAGAAGTAAAAAAAGGAAATATTGAAAAAGCATTAAAGGATCTCAAGGGTAAGGTTATTCGAACCAAACAAAACGCCAAATTATTTGGTAGGAAAGAATTTACAAAACCTTCAGTTAAGAAAAGATCCGAAATTCAAAAGGCGGCTTATATTCAAAAATTAAAATCCCAAGAAAATTAAAGATCCCCGTTAAGTTGTTTCAACTTATAGTAATTCAATTCGTTGAATGATTCTGTCTGCAATTTATTTAAAACTTTGTTGATAGTTTCTTGAGTTTCAGAATCTGACTCTTTCTTTTTACCGTTCAATTTATTAAGAACCTCATCTTTTATTTTGTTGTAGTTCTCAACTAAAGTTTCTTTTGGTGTGGATAGAATAGTTTTTAATTCTTTTTGTTCTGACTCAGATAATGAAGATATAAATTTTTCTACCGTCTTGTTTGCCACGTTAACCATAGAGTTTAGAGGAACCTCAATTATTTCTTTTTGTGATTGTGGAGTATTTTTTAAAGATTCTAAAATTGTTTTTTTACTTTTGATTTTATTCTCTAAAGTTAAAACATTTAATGAAAATAATTCATCGATATTTTTGTAGGTATTTTCACATTTGATATGACCCACCCAAGATTTTAATTCTTTAATTTGATTAGGAGTAATTTTATTAACTAAGTTCTCATAAGCAGTAATCGATTCATTAATGAACTCGTTTGCAACTGATTCCGACAATCCTTTATTAGATGATAACTCATCATATAGGAAGAACACCTGTGAAATATTTTTATTCTTTAACACCAATTCTTCAAAAACAAAAAGATCTCTTTTAAGGTTTTTGTTTTTATATGACTCAGTTAAACAAGTTTCTATTTTTGATTTTAATTCTCCGAATTTCATTTTACAATTTTTTTAATAAATATCAACTTATTTTATTTATTGAATCATATTCCGTTTCTTCGGTTTCTTCATCATACTCATCTCTATCAATCATTTGTCCATCCCACCAATCTGAACCACCAAACCAAGAGTCAAAATCTTGGAAGTCATTTTCATCATCAAAATAAGAATCTACCTCATTTTTCCATAATTCTTGGACTTTAATTATTGCGTATCTTTTGGTAATTACTTCGTAAGTGTGTAATTCAGGGATTCTTATTGGTTCAGTCTCAAAATTAGGGTTCATTTTATACAATGAAAAAATAAATGACAAATCATCATTATCTGCGGTCAGACCAATATCTCCTAAAATACTCATTACCCCTTTTTTACCGGTATTTGTAATTAGATCATTACCATTTTCAAAAGGATCAACATCTTGTCTTATTCTTCTTAAAAGAAACTTTAAATTTTTCTCACTATAATTTTTGAATTTACTCATAACGATAAATATTAATCACCAAGAAGTTTATTTAACTCCTCCTCAATTAAACCTAAGGATCCGTTAACTTTTTGAAAATCTAAAAACTCATCTTCATCAAAATCATCTTCATTACTTTCTGTTAATAACTTAAATCTGTCTTTTTTTGTACTTTCAGGGATTGGTGGCATTTCTCCTCCAGCCGGTTCTGGCGGTGGTGGTGGGGCTCCTCCACCTAAATCAGACGGTGCTCCCGCATCTCCACCTGCCGCAGGTGCCGCTGGTTCAGTTCCACCCGATATAGGTTTGTATAATCTATCCACAGTGTCAAATACGCCTGTTTTAGTAATAATAGTTGCTGTGTTGTCAAGTTCAGCTGATACCGCTCTTTCCATTCTAACTTGTTGTAACTCAAGTTTGATTTCATCATCAGAGAATCCAAAGATATGTTTCTTAGCCCAAGTCGCCGATGTAGGTTGGATTGATTTAGGGATTTCAGAAACCATTTCTTTATATAAAGCAACTTTCTCTTTCCAAACATCGATCATTAATAAATCGGCTTGTTTAGAAGGGTTTGTAAGTTGTAATGTAAAGTTCGATAATTCATCCTCAAACCCCATTAAGAACAAATGGATGATTGCAATTTTATTCATTTCTGCAATTGCAGATTTTTGAATTCTGTTAATTGTTCTTGCAAAACGAATATCAAGTAATGATAAGTTTTTACCATCACCTACAGGTTCTTCAAACCCTAAATAAGCTTTAGGAATACGAAGTGCTGTAACTAATTTCTTTTGGATATACTCGATATCGGCAATTTCCGAAAGGTTTTGGGCTCCAGGTAATGTCTCAATAGGACTGGCTTGTGCCGCGTCTCTAACAGGAATAAAGTAATCTTGATCTACTGCCATTTGATTAAATCTCAAGTCAACGTTTCCTGTTTTTCTATCAACAATCTGATCTCTTTTAAATTTGTTGGCAACTCTTTGTACGTATGGCTCAACATCTTTGTCGTCCATGTTTCCAACAAACACTTTAAATACCCTTCTTTCAGGTGCTCTTGATGTTCTATAGATTAACATCGCATCCTCAGATAAAACTAATTGTTTCCAAATACGACGAGCTTTTTCTAACATTGATGTCCCATAAGGAAGTTTTCTATCATCACCTAATAATCTAAAGTGAGCAACCTCCCAAGTATTGAATTCAGCGTCTCTTGCTTTCCAAACGAATTTAAGTGCCTTTCTATTAAGATTCATTGTTGCTTGGAACGTCCTTGCATCCTGACCCCTTTCTAATCTTTCAATTTCAATGTTGGGTAATTGTAAACAACCCGTAACACCTTTATCTTGGTCCAATTTTAAATAAACAAAGTTATCACCATACTTACACATGTTTCTAATCCACATAGGTAAGTTGGTATTAATATCCAATACGTTAACAAATAAATCGACTAAAATACTTTTAATTCTTTTTGATTCAGAATAAACCTGTAATGTGTATCCATTTTGATCAGGTGTTGTTGATTCCTCAGCATATATATCAAGAGCCGTTGATATTTCTGGCGTATATTCCATTGACTCATAGTCATAGAACGCAGCCAACCTTGTTGGTTCGTAATAAACCGCTTGAGTATATAAATTGTTTTCTACCTTAGCCCAGTTAGTACTTAAATAAAGGGATTGTTGATTTTGTAATTTTGCCTTTTCGTACTCAGCTTTATCGGTAGTTTTGAGTAATTCTTTTTTATCTAACTTGTAATCAGGTTGATCTTGGCCCAATGTTGAATTAGGACCAAAAGTTACTGCCAACTTTTGCCAAACCGTTAGATTTTGATTATTATTTTCCATATTAAAAGTTTAACTATAGATATAAATATTTCAATAGTTAGTTAGTCGTAGTACCACTTTGAGATTGTATCAATTCTCTTTGTGCGGGTGAAAGGTCATAAGGGTTTGATTTACGACTAAAAGTCGTAGGGAATACCTTCTGACCATTCGTAATCTGACCCTCCACAACTAGTCTGGACCCGTTAGCGATTTTTCCCGATCTTTTTCTAAATTCTAAACCCATCTCTTTTATTTCATCATACCACCAAATAACCAACCATATGTCATATAATCATCTTTTGATGGTGCATTGTTATGTAATCCATTTCTATCACGTGAAACATTTTGATTCGGGATTACAGGATCAAAATGTGTTTCTTTACGAACCGCTTCATTATTCACGATAGCCCAAGACTCGATCATAACTTTCGCTTGTTCGGTTGCTTTTTCTAATTTAGAGAATGATGACTCGGCAACATAAATTGCCATGGATATGCCCATAATTAAGTCATCGTGTTGTCCTTTTTGGTGGTCTGGTCTACCATTGATATAAACAAACGTATTCATTTCATTATATAAACGAACACTTCTAATTTTAAATTTATGTCTCACCGCTTCCTCAAAAGCCGCAATAATTTGAACTCTTTTATTATTAAAGTTCATACCTGGAATCTTCTCAACAGAACTTTTGTTAGTTGCCCAAATGTTTAAGGAATCAACTCCATCAACATATAAATTCTTATATCCGAGTTCTTGCATTTTTCTAACGGTTGTAATACCCATACCACCTGTTATATCGACCACAACAAACGCGTTATACATCATCCCCCACTTATACGCCACTTCAGCTAAAGTATCGGGTGGGATTTTTCCAACGTATTCTAAAACTTGTTCCCTATCATTGAAATCTATAATTTGAATAGATGAGAAGTCCTCACTATCACCTCGAGAAACGTCAACACCCATAATATACTTATGTCCCTCAATAGGTTCCTTCCACATCCATAATGAATTACCCATTAATTTTGAAGGTGCATCCAACAATGAATTATCTTTAATGTCCTCAAGTTGTTTATTGTCAAATACGTTATCACCTGAACCCAAGAACTCACAATTCAACTCTTGGTTTATCTTACGTTTATCGTATTTAAGTTTTTTAACCATTTTTTCATACCAAGAAGAACAAGGTTTGTACCCTTGTTTGAAGAACATATTCAATTCATCATAATCTCTTTGATATGGGTCGACGTGGGCAAATGATACATTTTTTGTGACATCAAAATCTTCTCTGTTAAGTAGATAGTGAATTAAATCGTCAGTTGGAACTAAATAAAGATCTTTTGCGTATCTTGGGTCTCTATACCAATACATCTCAGAAATCTTAAAGTTATTCATTCCTTTTAATGATTGATCGTATATCTCATAATAGATTGGGTCATATCCGTTAGGTGTGGAAACCACAATTACCTTACCCCCTGTGGATAAGGATGCCATACAAGCTGCCCAGAAATCACTGTCCGCTTCGATAAACGCCGCCTCATCAAATACAAGAATTGTTGGGGTAAATCCACGAAGGGCATCTTTTGATGTTGCTACCGCTTTTACCTCAGACCCATTATTTAATTTATAGTGTCTTTGTGAATTCTTTTCCGCCGCAAATCCAGCACCAACCCAACTAGGCCACTGATCAACAAAGGCTCTAATCTTATTTGCCATCTCCATTGATGTATCAAGTTTGTTGGCAATTATCAGAATTTTTTCAGGTTGAGTTTTTTTAGCAAAAACTAATCTTTTTGATATCCATGCTGCGGTTACGGTTGACACACCAGCTTGACGATATTTTAATGCGATATTTTCCTCGAAGTCTTCATAATCTTGTAATAATGAAATTTGATCGGGAAATAATTCTAGTGGTACATACTTTGAAACCGTATTATCATAAGTTTGTAGGTATGTTCTTAATGCGTATGGAGTATCTTGTAGACACTTCACATATTCAATCATTACTTGTTCTTTAGTTAAACCCATATCTAATAAATATCAATTAGGGGAGTTTGTTGTAAAGATTACTTTTTACCTATTGAGAACATTTTAGCGATTGGTAATTCCATTGGGGCTTCATCCGAAAACATTGTGAGTTTTTTAGGTCTACGGATAATCATAGAATCTGATTTGTTAGTTTTTTTAGATTTTTTTTTAATTGCTTCAATAAGATCCTTTTTTGTCATCTTTGGGTTGATGCTTGATTCAACCATATCGATAATTTTTTTCTCTAAAAATTTTTCTAAACCTTCGTTTGTGTTCTTATTAACTTTTACAGTTTTTTCGGGGTGTTTTTTCTCGGGCATTGTTTTGTATTGTTTTTTTGACGTAGAATCAGAAAATTCTTTTGCCATTTTGCACCACTTACAATTTTTACTTGAACACTTTTCACAACGTGCCCAAAACAGACCTTGTTGTGCTTTGGATTCAAATTTCTCACTTAATGTGGACTCTGCCATACCCATCATTGATCTATTGTCACTAGAATCATCATCCATACCATCATCTGCCATATCATTAGCATCATGAGGGGATTCTTGTCCGGTATAACTTTGTTCAGCGTCTTTACCCAACGCATTTGATGAGGTCACATCATCAGTTTCATCTTCAGTCATTTCAGTTTCTTTAACTTGAATACTTTGACCTTGCATTTTTGTTGGGTCTTGTAATGCCTGATTTAATTTTTTCTTTTGTTCAGGGTCTGTCGTGTCGTAAACTGTGGTTTTAACTTCAGTTTGTTCTTTGTTCTCTTTTTTAAATTTTTCAACAAGAAGTTTAATTTGAGTTTCACTTAAGTTTGCAACCGTCTTAGCGGATAAACCATTTTCAATTAAGTAACTAACACTTTTATTATTTTTCATAAACAACTTCTTTTTCAAATTGTAATACTATATCTCTTTCATATAGTTTATTTTTAACCTCTTCTTCTGTATCCCCAAAATGAAATACTAGTCTTTTGGTTAAAGAAAAATCAATATCATTAGTTTCCTTTTCCCAACCTAAAGCAATTACATTATCCATAGAGTCGATAACAGAAAATACATCCGAATCTTGTACTAATTCAAATACAATATCTTCATTAACTAAAGTTCCCACTTTTTTGATATATTCCATATCAGGAGGTAACGGATAACCATTTGCCGGTTTTGATTCCCAATTCTCACCAAACACTTCCAAAGTGTCGGAGAAGATAAACTCATATATGTTATCGCCTCTAAAGTTTGGTCCCATTCCGTTTATATAAATCAATCGATTCATATGATATCCCCTTGTTTTGTGATTTTAACTTCGTTAATTCCTTCTTTAAAGATTAAGTTTCCTTTATTAGATCTACCCATCAATTTAACTCTTGGGTTTTTTGATATGTATTCTAACGCAATATCTAACTGATCCGCAGATTCAGCCAACTTAATGACGTTTTCTTTGTTTTGTTTGTAAACTAAACTTGTTTTTCTTTCTTGGTTCAACTTCAATTCTTTCTTATCTGACTCATTCAAAGTGAAATATTTAGATAAAACTTTATCAACTGAAGATTCATTAAATGTACCGTGTGAAAAAGTATCTACATCTGGATATTGAAAATGTTTTCTACCTTTTCTTCTATCTTTATGGTAATCATCAACAAGATCCGCTTCGTAAACTTCTTCAGTTTTTTCACCTTGCATATTTCTCATTGCCACGTTAGAATAAGCCGCACCCATATAATCTTGGAATGCGTCTCCAAAACTATCATAACCTTCACCCATTTCAGGTTCAGTTGGTGGTTCAGGAGCAACTTCAGGTTCTACAACCTCATCCTCAACTTCCATGTCCTCCATATCTTCACTATCTTGGTCTTCGTCTTCATCACCACCCTCTAATTTGGAGATAATTTCTTCGATGTCGTCTTCATCTAAAACGTCAACATCGATTGCGGATAAAATAGAATTAATTATATATTTTACGTTTTGAGCGGAAAGTTCCTTTTCCTCTTCGTATGATCTAATTTTTTGTGATAATTTTCCTACAAGTATTTGAATTCTTTTGATGTCTGAAACTTTCTTTTCTCTTGGTTTTTCTTCAACATCAATATCCATTTCTTCTTCACCACCGAAGTCGGGCATTTCTTCTTCATCACCCATATCATCAGCAGGAACTTCCCCTTCTACACCCATATCGGTAGCTGGAATTTCCCCTTCTACACCCATATCAGCGGCAGGAACTCCTCCTTCTACACCCATATCAGCGGCAGGAACTCCTCCTTCCATACCCATATCCACAGGTGGTGGTAAAGCCCCAACATCAGCACCCATTTCAGGTGTTGCGGGAATTTCAGGTGCCAGTGCTGGTTCAGCGACAGGTTCTTGAGCTTTAGGTTTTTTAGTTTTTAGTATAAACTTTTTTTTTTGCTCGCCCAAGAGCGACGTTCCTTCTTCGTTTTCGTAAAGAGTATTGATTTCTTTTGTCATCAAGTTCAATCTT